GGCCGGAACGCATCCGGCAGGGGCTGCGGCTGCATGTCGGGTATCTCGACTGCGATCGAGAAGGGCTCGATGAGTACGGCGAGCAGGCCCGGAAAGCCGCGGAGGCGTGCTGGTCTGACCGCGTCTACTGGAAACCTCCCGCCTTCGTATGGTAGGCGCAGCCCGGCGGCGTGGTCGCACGATGGCTGGAGACCTCCGCTATCGGGTCGATCTCCAAGTCCCTGCTGGCACCAGTGGGGACGGCTACGTGACGAGCGTCGACAACGTGCCGGCGAACATTCGCAGCGCAGGAGGGAACGAGTTGCTCAAGTTCGGCGCTCAGGTGGCGGTCAATGCGACGGTGATCACCGTGCGGTATCGGACCGACATGCGCCCTGACGTGCGGATTTCCTGGCCTGCTGAAAGCCGGTTCTTCCAGATCCTGAGCTACGGCGACGAGCTCGGGACTCGGCGCTGGCTGACCGTCTACGCGTCGGAGTTGCTGTGAGAGCCCTCTTCACCCTCGACGGCGTGCGCGGTCTGGAACGAGCGCTGGAGCGCGGTGGGGAGGCGCTCAAGAGCCGTGTCGGGGTGGCCTGTGAACAGACGGCCCGCAACGTCCAGCAAGCCGCGCAGAGGTTCGCGCCGCGAGACCGTGGCGATCTGATCCGCGCCATCAAGGTCGCTGGCAAGGGGCTGAACTGGCGCGTCGGTGTGGAGGACGTGACGCTGACGAGCCGCGGTGGGAAGAACAGCGCGCACCAGAATCCGTCCGTGTATGGCGTCTGGTACGAGCTGGGGTTCGTGACGCGGAATATTCACGCGCACCCGTTCATGAAGCCGGCGGCGGACGGTGAAGAGCGGGCGCACGTGGAGCGGACCGAGCAGGCGCTCAACGCGGCGATTGGAGAGATCGGCTGATGTCCAGCACGCTCGCGCTCGCCCCAGTTCACGCCGCTGCGCTGGCGAAGCTCCAGGCGACGACGGCGCTCACGGCGGTTGTGCCGGCTGCGCGGATTACCGATCAACCGTCGAGCACCACGGTGCCGTACGTGCTGGTCGAGGGCGCCGACGAAACACCGTTCAACACGATGGGCGAGGCGACATTGCCGAAGTGGGGCGGGCTCGTGGGGCTGCGTGTGCGCGTCGTCAGCAACTACCGAGGCGATGCCGAAGTGAACACCATTCTCTCGCTCGTCAAGGCGGCGCTCGACGGGCTGCCACTCATCGTCGCCGGCTATCCGACCGCCATCGTGGAATTCGTCCGCGCCGATCTCTTGAAGGACACGATCAACAACGTGGTGACGCGCGAGCTGGTGGGTACGTTCCGTATCACCGCTCACCAGTCGTAGAAGGAGTAGTCCGATGTCTCTTGACTCTCAAATCGTCAGTGTTCGCCTTCGCAACACGTTGAACAGCGTGACCGGCCTGGCCACGGCGAGTGTGCCGGTCGACGTGCTGGACGAGATCATTTACACCAGCGGCACCGGCGCGACCCAGTCCGACAAGGTGTACTCCGTCCAATACTCGATCGCCGGGAGCGCGACGCAGAGCATCGACCTTGCCGGCGTGCTGTTCGATGCGCTCGGGGTCGCGTTCGCGCCTGCCAAGATCAAAACGATCTACGTCAAGCACGTCTCTGGCTTGAACACGCTACGCATCGAGCGCCCTGCGGCGAACGGCGCGATCCTGTTCGGCGCAGCGAGCGGCGCGCTCGCGGTGTTGAGCGCCGGTGGGCGCTTCCTGTGGGATGACCCGGCGGTCGGGTTCGTGGTGACGGCTGGCACGGGGGACTTGATCTCGCTGGTCAATACGGCGGCGACCAACACGATCATCGTCAACGTGGTTATCGTGGGCACGAGTGTCTGATGATCGACGTGCTGAAGGCGCAACTGCTGGCGCTGCGAGCGCAGGCGGACGCGATGCTCGCGGTAATCGATTCGGTGGCGTCGCAGGATCCGCCGGCGTGTCCACATCTGGACGTGGAGAACACCGGGACGTTCGGCGCACCGGAGTACCGATGCACGATGTGCAAAGCGAGCGTCCCAGTCCCGGCATGACGCCGGACACGGTGCATCACATCGCGCAGGAAATCCGACATTTCCGCGCGTTGCTCACCGTCGAGGAAACGTGGGCGCAGCGGCAGGGACGGAGTGAGACGATCAGCGAGGTGTTCCGCCGGATCAACTTCTGGCGTGGCATCTTGAAGGTCGCAGAAGATCGATTGAGTCGGTAACAGAGGAGTTACGCGCATGGCCATCAGTGGCGTCGGCACCAGCTTCAAACTCGACAACGCGGCGGCCGTGCTGACCGACATCAGCACCTATCTCGACGGCGTCGATGGGTCGAGCGACACCGAAGAGCAGGATGGGACCACGTTCCAGCCCGGCGTGGCCATCCCGATCAAGAACATCATCCCTGGCTTTGCCACGAAGGGCTTTTCGCTCTCGGGCAAATGGTCGCCGGCCGCGGAGACGTTCTTCTCCGGCATCGAAGGGCGGCAGGGGCTCAACTACCAGTACGGCCCTGGGGGGACGACGGCGGGCCTCACGAAGATCACCGGCCTGTGTACCTTGCTGAGCTACACGGGGCCGCAGTCGTCGGTCGACGGCATCACGACTTTTTCCGCAGAAGTACGCGTTTCATCTCGTACCGTCGGCGTGTTCTAAATCCATGTCCTGACCGCAGGACCACGGGCGCGATCACACCGGCGGATCCAGAGTCCGCCGGTCACATCGCGTCAAGGAGGAGAGGATGACTTCCGTTTCGTTTCCGCTCATTCCCGGCAAGCCGGACGTCGACTTCAGGTTCACCATCGCCACGGCCAGGCAACTCGATCGGGCCTCTCAGTATGGCGTCCAGGTCTTGCTCAAGAACGGGCAGACCACCGAGGCGATCGTGCTGATGACGTGCTACGGCCTGAAGCACATCAATCCTCGGATGACCGAGCCGAAGGCCGAAGAGTTGATCCAGCAGTTCATCGACAACGGCGGGGATGCGACCGACCTGTTTACCGCGTTGTTCAAGGCGCTGCAGGCGTCGGGCGTCTTCGGGAAGGCCGACGGCGCTGAGGAAAACCCTACGATGCCGGCGCCGAGTCAGACAGTGGCGACGGACTGACGCCGTTCGCCAGGTGGGTTGAGCGCATGGAACGTGTCGGCATCGGGTTCTTGAGTCTCTCGCCGGCAGAGTTCGGCGCGTTGACCCCGCTGGAATTCTCGTGGCGGCTCGAGGCGGCGTTCGAACGCGAGAACCGGGAACTCGAGCGGATCGCGCAACTCGCATGTTGGGTGTTGAATCCGTGGCTGGGACGAGGGAGCACACTGACGGTGAAGAAGCTGCTCAAGCGACGCGTGCGGACTGACTAAGGAGATACGGCCATCGCGATTACCTCTCTCATCGTCAAGATCGGCGCCAAGGATGAGGAGATCCAGAAGGCGCTTGCGTCTGTGGGGAAGCAGGCAAAGTCGCTCGATGCCGACCTGGCGAACCTCGGCGCGACCCCGGTCGGTCTCGCCGCACAAAAATCCCTCGAACAACTCCAGAAGGCGATGAAGTCGGTCACCGACAGCTATCAGTCGCTGGCTGACCGCGCGGTGAATGCGTCGCGCGGGGTCGAGATCATGGGCGGGGTGTCGAAGCTGACGAGCGATGACCTCGCGGCCATGAACCGCACCGTCACGAAGGGGATCGACGCCTTCCGCGCGCTCGGTCAAGACGCTCCGGCGCACCTCGTGAAGCTCGCCGATGCGACGAAGGGCGCGGGGTCGGAATGGGAGAAATTCGTCAAGGGCTTCGACATCGAACAGGCGATCGCCAACCCGATGGCCACCGCCAAGCAAGCCATCCTGGCGTTTACCGAGACGCTCGGGGCCACCGCCGTTGCCGCCGCGGCTGTCGTGACGGCTGTCATCGCCGTTGGGATCGCGGTCTTCAAGCTCGCCAAAGATGCCGCGGAGGTCGGCGGCAACCTCGACGACATGGCCGACAAAACAGGGATGACCGTTCCGGCGTTGTCACGTCTGCAGAATGCCGCCGCAGTTGCTGGAACAAATCTGAACACCTTGACCGATGCCGTGTTCAAGGTTGAACAAC